TTCGCAACGTCTCGCAACACGTCTTACAGTTATCGTTCAAGAGCACGGCTCGGTGACCGGCGAGCGAGAGCCCGTGACTGAGACCACCCGCACCCGCACACACCTCTATGAATCTCATGTTTTGATTTACATGATTTGTATTGTTTAATAACGTGGTCTCATGACATCCATGGTACCTTCACTATTTAACAAATTTTTTCCCTAACAAATCGTCGATCTTTTTTTCAGGATGGTTTCATGAATTCACTCGAGTTCATGAAATATTCATGGGTCAAAGGAATGATGACATATCACGATAAACACAATGAGTTCTGGTCATGAATTTTGGAACACGCAACCGATGGGGAAGGATGCCCGGACTCGTGACGCCGACGACTCACCCGTCCCCTTACCCGAAGGTTTCGAATGGTCGACTTGTCAGACCCATGAGTTGAGAAATCTGTTGTCTGCGCACTACCTGACAGACGACGAATCGAGCATGGAATTTTCCAAAGAACTCATCGAGTGGGTTCTACACGCCGACCCGTATTGGAACATCGCCCTGCGGAAGGGTGGTAAACTCGTGGGATTCATCGCCGGTCGTCCCTCACACATGATGTGCGATGGCGAGCGCGTGTCCACGGTCGAGGTGACGTTCCTGTGTGTCTCTAAAAAACTGCGCGGTAAACGTTTGGCACCATTGCTGATCAAAGAGCTCGCCCGTCGTGAGGTGCTGCGAGGCATCTATCAGGGCATTTTCACCGCCGTGCAAGAACTTCCATCGCCCGTGGCGACCACACACTCGTGGCATCGATTACTGAACATTCCGAATCTCATAAAATCAGGGTTTTACCAGACCGACCGACCGAATGCGCGCATGTTCGACGTGCACGGGACGTCACCGCTTCACCGCGCGACACAAGACGACGCCGAAGACATCCTGAACATACTGCGAGCGGAGGCGCAAAGTCTTCGACTGTGCAGGTACATCGACGAAGATTACGTTCAGCGTCTCCTGAACCTCCCGCACGTGTTCGTCGGAGAAGGAAAATTCGTCTGTCTGTACGAAGTCGGGTACAGGGGCGCGAACGGTGTGGCGAACAGACAAGCCGAGATTCTTCACGCCGTGGGCGAAGGTGCCCTACTAGACGCGACGATCCTCGCGAAGTACGCGGGCTTCGACGTACTGAACTGCCAGGACGCACCGTTCGCCGAGGACGAGCTTCGCGAACGCAAGTTCATTCGTGGCGAGGGTGCCCTTCACTACTACTTGTACAATTGGAAGCTCGATCGACCGCTTCAAAACACCGAGCTCGGATTTGTGTTACAATAACATGGAAGAGATTCGAAAGCATCACAATTTGGTGAAGCGCGAACTCATCGCGTCCACGTGTACACCGGAATGTCACGTGTTGGACGTCGGGTGTGGGTTCGGGGGTGATCTTCCAAAATACAAATCAGTCGGTGTGACGAATCTGAACATGTGCGATCCCGAAGAGTCGGCGTTGGTGGAGGCGCGTCAACGAGCGAAGAACTTGGACATGCGTCGGGTGAATTTCTATCACGGAGACATTCACGGTGCACCCAAACGCCCGTTCGACGTCGTCGTGTACAATTTTAGTTTACATTACTGTTTCAAGACGAAAGAACTGTTCGAGTCGACGATCAGGGAAATCAAAAAACGTGTGAAGAAGGGTGGTAAACTCGTAGGTGTGATACCCGACAGCCGTCGCATATTGTCGATGACACCCTACAAGGACGCGGAGGGGAACTTTTTCAAGATGAAGCTGGCACACGGGAACGGTGATTTTGGTGAAAAACTATTCGTGCAGTTGGCGGGTGTGCCGTTTTACGACGACGGACCGAAATCAGAGCCGGTGTGTTACTCGGACGTGTTGATCACGGCGTTGGAGAACGCCGGATTTCAGTTACACATGTGGGAACCCCTACAGGGGGCGAGGATCTCACAGATGTACAGTAAATTTTTATTTGTGTTTAATAAGTAAAGTAAGGATGTTCCTCCCACTTTTGCTCACCGCGAATGTGATCATCCTGAGTCGTACGCGCGAACCACCGCAGATGTTGGAGGTTCGTCGTCGCTACAAGGTGTTGTGCGACCACTTGCGGACGTCGAACAATTTGCGTTTTCAGATGTTGTGGGATCCCAAACCCCTCACCGCGTACAAAACCATGAAAGACACGGTCGGTTTCAACACGAACAAAGGGGCAAACATCACCCTGTGTTTGCAAGGGGAACCGAACGAGATTTTCCACGTGTTGATTCACGAGCTCGCACACTGCACGGTGGAGGTGTACAGCCACAGCGATCTGTTCTGGTCAAATTACAAAGACCTCAGGGACATATGCGTGAGTCTGGGAATTTACGAGCCCATCGATGGGAAGAAGGAATTCTGTGGTCAACACGTTAGCGACTGATCACGTACGACTTCGCCATGTAGAACACGACGGCGGCGACTGCACCGGTGGCGGCTAACCCGACCATGCTTCTCGACCCAGCGTTGTCCAAGAAATTCGGAACGGCGGTGACCAGCTTGTCTTGCACCGGTTTACTGATGGCGATGCTCGCGGCGACGCCCGCCACCAGAGCGATCAGTTGATCGTCCGTCAAGTTCATGAAATTCTTGCTCTCCGGTTTCACGGCTTGCTCTTGCTGTTGCGGCATCATCATCATCTGTCCGCCTTGCGTCGGCGCTTGCATTTGCAAACTTTGCATGCGCGGTTGTTGTTGAAGCATCGGTTGTTGCGGCTGATCCATAAAACCGGGCTCTTCCATCATGAGATCGCTGATTGGCGTAGAATCCATCATTCCAGTTTGTTGTTGAGTGAGATTTTTTTCTTGTTGCACGAACGCTGTGGTGGTCTCGGCTTCGCGCGTCGTCGTCGTGGTCGTGGGTGGCTCCGGTCTCGTCGTGTCGACGTTCAGAGACACGTATTGGGAATCGTCAGCCAAATTGACACTCTGAATGGAGTCACTCATCGGGTTCTGTGATTGGTGCCTTATTTTTTCTTCGTGATTTTCAGCGCCGTCTTCTTGTCAGCCTTGCGCGGATCCTCCTGGGCAGCGTGCGATGGGTTGTACATTCTTTTGTGTATGCTCCAAAACTTTGGTGACCCCACCCTGAAATTCTTTCGTAAGTCAGCCTTGTAATAAAAGATGCAGTCGGTGAGTTTGTTCGACTTGGACGTGTTGTCTAACACCAGACACTCGTAGTTTTCCGTGGTGGCGTCCAATATCTTACAGAACATATCGAACGTCGGCACGATACCAAAAAAATTCTTCCATAGGCGTTCTCGATTCGCTAATACGTTCTCGCGCAACACAAAAACGTAGTCGCAATTAGCCCGCAAACTCGGTGGTAAATCCATACTGTACTGAAGGGTCAGCGCGAACCACAGCTTCCAATGCCTTCCGTTCATGAAACATTGACGAATGATCTTGTCTTTGAGGAACGACGGATTATACATGCAATCGTCCAAGACGACGAACGCCGGTTGACATTTCTTCGCGGCGAGCATCTGCTTCTGTCTCCCGACCACACGTTCGAGAGCTTCTTTATCGTAGTCTCCGTACACGAACAGATCCGGAACGAAGCCACCAAAAAATGAATTGCCTTCTTCGGTGCCACTGAGCACAACTCCCGCTGGGATGTGTCTCTTGTGATACATCATGTCCTTGAGCAATTGAGACTTTCCCGTGCGACGCTTACCCACGAACACACACACGGCGTCGTCGGGCATGGTCTTTGGGTTGAATCGCCTGAGCTGTAAGTTCATGCTCATTCTACTAGCATCGAACAAAGAAAGTGCTCCACTCTGACGCGAAATCTTTTGTGAGCTAATCGTAGGATGTCCACAGTCGGCAGATTGAAATTGGCAACCATTGGATCGCTCGACGGTTGGCTCGTCGGTAAACCGTCGTACAGTCATTTCCTGAAGCGATACAAGAGGAGCACACCGTTCAGCGTGGAACAGATCGAGGTGCCGTTCGAGGGCGGTGGGTCGATCGACTTCGGCAAGCACGTCACCGCCATCGTCGACCCGAGTCGAGGTGATTTGATACGAAATATGACGCTTCGAGTGACGCTCACCGATCCCAAACCCGATTTTTCCGAGGAGTGGAACAACAATTATTACCCACCGAGTGTGATCAGTCATTTGATCGAGTACGCCGACCTCGTGATCGGGTCGCAAACGATCCAGAGAATCACAGGCGAGTACATTTACATGAATTCGCAACTGACCTTAACGTCGGACGACATCGAACAGACGGAATATTTCTTGTCCGGACACGGCAATTTTCTCTCGTACACGGGACAGTACACGTATTTCCTGGATATTCCATTCTATTTCCACCGACACAGTGCCCTGAGCATACCAACATGCGCGCTCACGAAACAAGTCGTCGAGGTGAAACTGAAATTACGTCCACTTTCGGAGATGATCTTCTACGGCTACGTCCCAGGGGTCACCGCACAAATCAAAAACATGAGTCTGGATTGTGAGTTCGCGTACGTGGGAGAGGAGGAACGGAACTATTACATGACGACACCGCTCGACTATTGCATCACCCAGCTCCAAAAGGCGGAGTTCGAGATGCCGTACGGCGAGACCGAGAAGAGCGTGTTGTTGAAATTCCAACACCCGGTGAAAGAGATGTATTTCCTGTCGAGGAGTAAAGCGTCCGTGGTGGCGAATTTCCCGAACACCTTCAATCCCATCGAGCGGGTGGAACTGCGGTTCAACAACGAGGTCGTGTTCGACCACGATTACAAATACTTGACCTACGAGGTGCCGTTGCGCAAACACGTGAACAGTCCGTTGGTACAGACCGTGTCCACGATCGAGGTCGCCCCGGACGGTGATCAGGACATCGTGTTCAATCACACCATTCGTGGAAATTTCGGCGTGTACAGTTGGGCGGTTCGCCCGGACGCGTATTACCCGACGGGTCAGGTGAATTTCAGTCGGGTGGCGCACCAATTGCTCAAGGTTGAGATTCAACAGTTACCGGAATACGCCGGGTATGACAACATCGTTCGAGTTTTGGTGAAGAATTACAACATCCTCACCATATCCGACGGAATCTGTGGCTTAAAATTCTGATCGGTAATAGTAGGATGGCTGGTCGAACACAGCTCTCGGTTTCCGGTGAAGGATCCAGGGACTCGTACCTGATCGATGACCCCGAGTACACACCGTTCAAAGAAATATTCCACAAGCACACGACGTTCGCGACGCAGACCGTCAACTTGGAACACATAGGACAGGGAAAACCAGATTTCGGACAGACCGTTCGTTTCAGAGTCCCCTCGAACACTGGAGATGTGCTGACGAACTTGGCGTTCAGAATGACGCTTCCCCGAACGGGACGTTCCGCCACGGGATGGATCGAGTCCATTGGACACGCCATCATCGAGCGCGTGGATTTCATCATGGGCGACGTCGTCATTCAACGTTTGACGAGCGATGAACTGACCATACACAGCGAACATCACATCACCCAAACGAAACAAAACGCCTTGGCAAAACTGATTGGTAAATACCCGATTCGCTCGGCGGGCACTCGGGTCGGGAGCAAATCCATCTTGTACTACCTGGGCAGTCAGGCGACGACGGAGAGTAAATGGATCGTGGACATCCCGTTTTGGTTTTACATGAAGGAACACCTCGCCGTGCCTCTCTGCGCGCTGTACAAACAAGAGGTGTTCGTGGAGGTCAAACTCAGAGATTACGCCCCGTTAGTGGTGTCCTACCAGAATATCAGTAATGATCCCGACGTGGACAACGCGACGCGACCGACTCTGTCGACGACGCCTCACTTGGTCGATTTCACCATGGACGCGGAGGTGGTCTTCGTGGATGAATACGAACGCACGAAGATCCAGAACACGTCCGTGGATTACGTGATCCCTCAGTACCAGCGTGAGATTTTCACAGTCGCCGCGGGTGTGACGACCGCTCGCCTTCGAACGTCGTTCACCAATCCCGTTCGAGAGCTGTTGTGTGTGATTCAGCGTGAGGACTTGGGTCAGGAACTCCAGTTCTGTTCGCCTTTGGATTTCGACAACATCACAACCGACGCCGGGACTGGGTACGGGAAATACAGTGCCGAGGATGGACAAATCCTGTACGAACACCTCAAGAGCATGAGTCTTACGTTCGACGGTACGTCCGTCTTGGACACGGTGACGGGGAACGCTTTGTTTCTCAAGGCGGTCATGGGTGGAATCCATCACAGCAAGACCCAGTTGATACGCCGATTCTACAGTTACTCGTGGGCGCTCGAACCCGAAAAGGACACGCCCTCCGGGTCGATCAACATGTCCTTCATCAAAGATCAACTGGTCGATTTGGTGTTACACCCGAATCCCGATTACTCCAGACAGATTCGTCTCATCGCGGTGTCGACGAACGTTCTTCGCATCGGCGAGGGATACGGGCGAACTTTATTTGACGACAACAGGTAAGTCTACATGGATTTTGAAGGCACTGCCATCAGCATCATCACACCGGTTTTGGAAAAGGCGGTGATTCTCGCCGCTCAGTATTGTGACGCGTGTGGTCGAGATGCCATCACCGCTAAAGATTTCGAGTACGCGATCAAATATTGTGCCCGTCACACCGTCGGAGAGGATATAGGATCCATTCTTCCTCAGGACGACGACAGCGACGATGAAGACGACTTAGAGATCGTGGAAGAGACGGACGACGAAGGATTCACCAGGTACGACGGTGACGACGAAATGTTACGACGCGTGAACCGGGCGGTGGACACGTGGGACGACTGGGTGCCGGAATCGCCGATCGAACGCTATCTTTTAAATGCGATCAATAGTAATGAGCACCTCGTGGGGTAAAATCGACGAACCCCAAGGTTACGATACCTCGTCCAAGAGTTTCAAGTGCTTGGTGGAAGACTCTTCGTCGGAAGATTCGGAAGATGATGATTCCGACGAAGACGATGTGGTTCCAGCACCCACCTCCAGCAGGAATCAGGTCAAGTATAAAAAAATTGTAAAGAAGGAACCGTTGCTCCCAGAGTGATTATTTTTTTTCTTTCGTGTTATATATACTGAACCCATGTCTGCTCAAGAGCAAGTCGTCCTCGTTGCCCAAGAAGTTGAAGCGCAATCCTTGAACTCGCTCGTCGGCGGCTTCGCCTTCGCCGCTGCGATCTCTTGGGCTGACCTCGCGCGATTCGTCGTCACCCGTGTCATCCCGGGTCGCCAAAACGGTTTGGCGCAAAACGCCATCACCGCCCTCCTCACGACGCTCTTGTCCGTGTTGGTCTTCTTGTTGGTCTCCCGTGTCTCCAAGCGTGTCACCAAGCCGCAACAACCGACCTTCGCGCTCACGCGCTAAGCATCTTTATCAGGACAAACCCGATGAAGAGAATGATACCCAGTGGAACATACTTTTTCCAGTCATAAACACGTCCGTTCAATTCCGGAATGTTTATTGGTGGCGGCAGTTCCAACACGTCCTCTTCGATCACCTTCGGCAGACTCAGTGTGCGATCGAGATTCCCGGTGATTTTGAATTTCAACCCGTGATCTTGGTGTCTGAAATCGCACGGTACGAGTTTGTTGTTCTCGCGACTGAACCATTGCAAGCGCAGGCTGTCCACGTGTTTCTGCGGACCGCGAATGAATTCATGCAAGACCGCATCGTCTTGTCCAGAGTACACCATGAATTGTTCGCTCGGATCGACCGTGGTGTTCGTCAGCGTGCCCGTGTAAAACGGGGTATCGGTGTAACAGTCTTGGTTGAATTCATCAGACCCAGTGGAGATTTTCAGGACGTACGTTTTCGTCGAGTGTTCGAAATTCACGCGACCTTCCTCGTCGAGCACACCCGATTGCGACGCGTGATCCGCCGCCGTGAACCCTAAGACTTGGTTGGGTGTCGTCCTCTCCTTCGCGTCCGTCGACCACCCGTCGATGCCACTATTGAACTTGAACGTGAAATCGTGTGTCGTGGCGACGTTTGAAAACTTGAGGGAATTCGTTCCGGTCTTGAAATCCACCTGATCGATCGTCGTGATCCCCGCCGCGACGAGCCTCGCCGCCACGTGATCCTTCAGTTCGGTACCACTCGCGAACGTCCTCGACGTGAGTTCCACGTCGTACGATCCAGCGTCCGGGGCGAGAGCGTCGATCTCGATCGTGAATTTGTTATTGTTCCCGTGCACGACGGTTTGGTGCGGAATCCTCGCGGACACGAGTTCGATCTTCGTGACGTCGTACAGAGGTGTCTTCAAAGACACGACGTAATCGCTCGGCGTGCTGTACAACACGGGATCGCGTTCACCGCTGTCGATGTCTACTGTGTGATCCATCTAACATTTAGGGAGATTATAAATGTTAGGCGCTTCACTCGCCGAAGATGTAGCTCAGAGATCGAGTGTAAAAAGTTGGATGAGATTGAAAATATCGAGTCACGAACTCAAACATGTTACAATGACCGAATAATTAATTTGCCGACAGGGTGTGTGCGAACGGATTGTTCGACAGTTGACGCTTGGCGAGATCGAGCGAGTGCGCGCTGGCGTACGGATTGGCGTTGCCCTTGTACGCGTTGAGGTCTTGGAACATCGGACGCTTGTAATCCTGTGTCCATCCACCGTTCGGGGCGTTGAAACGCCCGGAATTGACGTCCGCCCGCACGGTGGTGAGGGCACCACCCTGTTGGGACGGGTGTCCTCGTACGTTCATGCGACCCGGATTGCCGGTGCGACCGGACATCCCGCGCTTGTCTTCTGGGCGCATACCCAAACGCATGAGTTCCTCGTTCGTCTTCGCCTGTGCGCGCGCCGCCGGGGACACCGTGTAACCACCGTGGAACGAGTGAATACCCGGTTGAGGATTGTTGACGTGCCAGAACGGATCGGTGTTGGCGTCGGTCTTGAATCGCGTCGGGAGTTGGGGCACGGTCTGGGCGCTGATGAAACGCTTCGCCGCGCCCTTGTCCAACCCGTCCGTGCGCATACCGGTTTGTGACCGGTTCGTCGTGCGCTTGGTCTTCTCGTGTTCGCTTCGAACCACGGCGGCGCTGACGGCGGCACGACCGGCGGTCGGTGGCAAGCGATCCGGAAGGAACGCCGTCTTCTCCGGTCGGTTGTTTTGGACGATGGACGGTTGGGACGCCCGACCACCGGTGTGATCGAAGGCGGGACCGGTGCCACCGCGAAGCGTCGTCAGTCTGTACGCGCCGACGTTCTCGGGCATCACCCGGAAGAGTTGTTGGTACCCACCCATCGCCGGAGTGTTGGCGTCCAACCCAAGACCCGGACCGACTAACTGACGTTCGACCGGACTGACGTTACCCATTCGTCCGGTGTCATACATGCGATTGCGCATCTCGAGCATTTCACCACCAGAGCTGCGCTTTTGTGGTGCGATCGTGGCGAAGCTGCCCATCTCGCGCTTGCCGATGTCAAAATCCAAACCATCTTCCACTTCGATTTCTGGTTCGGGCTCTTCTTGGAGAAGCGGGGGCTCCGGTGCTTTCTGGGTCGGTTCCGATTTCTCGGACAACTGTCGTCCCGTGTAGACCAGGGCTGCCACTGCGAGGAGAGACAGGGGGTCTGCCATCTGTTATTACTTGGCAACATTATTATTTTCTAATTTGGTATCGCTGATCGAAAAGGTTGTTCTGGAGTTCCGCGCGACTGCTCGCCGGTTCAAAATCGATCGTTCGCAAAGGGAGTTTGCAATCGACGTTCATCAACGGGTGCAATTGCTGTCTGTACGGTTCCGCGAATTTCTTGTTGAACGTCTTCGTGCTCTGCGGACGAAGCTCATCGTCCGTCTCGATGTATCGAGCCGGGGCACCCTTACCGAACATCGCCGGGGCGGTGCCATACAAGAACGCGTTGGGGCGAACGCCGTAGTTCACGTTACTGCTTTGGGGATAGGCGAAGAAGGAATCCGTCGCCGGTTGCGCCGGAAGCGATCCCGCGTCGTCCACGAGCTTGAGTCCGGGCTGGAGTTGTTGCGCCATATGTTATAGTACGTGATTATTATTTTTTATCGACGCGCACTACCACTGGAGTGGAGACCGCTGAACGCTTCCAATTGCACCCCTCGCATGTCCGGGCTGCACGCGGCTGGGTGGGAACGACACATCGGACCACCCTTGCTTCCGTACAAAGCCTCGGCGAACGCGGTTTGGTCTCCTGGTATGCTACTCACGGGGGCGGTGACGAACTGACGCGCCGCGAAACGCTTCTGGTACTCCGGAAGCGGCGTTCTGCTGCGCCCCGGACCGAACTTGAACGTGTCGTCCATCATTCTGTCGACGAACGGTTTCACGGTTGGGTAGTAACACGCGGGCTTGCGATTCGGCTTGTCAGTGTATTCGTGCATCATGACGTTTTGCATAGGGTTATCTGGGGTCGGCATCTCGCATGCGAAATGATCGTTCTCACCGGACGTCGTTGGGTAGCCGATCGGACTCGTCACCATGTCGTTCCTGTACATGACGTACAGAACACCCAAACACGTGGCACCGAGGACGAAAATGCGCACGTCCCGTCTGATGAGATAGAGCACGCACGTGGCGTAGATGATGAATCGACTCGCAGCGTTCACGCGATCGGCTGGGTGCTGACTAGAGTTTGGCCAGAATTGGGACACGCGATCGGCTCTCACAAGTTCCTTAGGTGACTCGAACCAGGTAGTCATATTACATAACACTAAGATTTATTTATTGAGGCTTCATCATGCCTCCGAGCATGTTACTCATCGCCTTCATCAACGCATCCTGATCGAGTCCGCCCTCGCCTTCTTCGATCTTCGTCGCGCAATCCTTGGCGATGCTTTCGATCGCCGACAGCGTCTCTGAGGGAATGCTGACGATGGTGGTGCCGAGCATGTACAACGTGCTCAGATATTGCCAGATGCACCCCTTAGAATGTTCGCTGATCGACGACCAATTCTTGGAGAGATTGAGATCCTTCAGGTACTCGCTCTTTTCGAGCTCCTGAAACAACGAGTCGTCTTTCGACGTGATTTTACCGACGTACGGGGCGATGCCGTTCATGTACGTCTCGACGCATTTTCTTGGGTTGGTACTTTTGAGAAGATCGAACTGGGTGTTGAACTTTGAAATTCCCTTTTCATCCGGGAAAAGCTGAGAAAGTTCGCCGAGGAAATCTTCCATCATCTGCACAAAGGCACCAACGGACGCCATGATTGCGTTTTGTGATTTCAATTACGTGTAACTCTTTAAGTCTAAAATGGTTCAGTGCTAATAGTTTCCTTCGCACCGATACCCTGACTGACGATAAAATACACGAGGAGTGCCACGAGTACCGCGGGCTTCGTGTACTGGTGCGTCTGGAGCGCACCTTCGTTGTTCATTTTCGCCTTGACGTGAATGTAACCAGCCGTGATCAAACCGCCGATGACCGCAGCGGACATCGGGTCTCGAAGCGCTTCGCCGAGTTCCATCCTTTTACATGTAGTTAGGTTTTTTTACGCGCGTGTCGGGGGCGTCGTCGAACAGGGACTGTGGCACACCCACTGGCATCGGCTCCTCCATGACAGGGGGGGCAGGGGACGGTGCGGGCACTGGAGGCTCCTCACACTCGTCGTCGGGTGGAACGCCGTGAATGTCTTTGAATTCTTGCAACTGAGGTTGTTCGTCAAGCTCCGCCGTGGGGGGCGCGGCGGCAACCGGGTCTTCTGGGGCGGACGGCAGTGTCTCCTCGGTTGGGGATGGCTCCTCCGTCGTCACCGGTTCATCCTCGACCTCTTCTGGGTCTTCGTCCTGAACCTCCGCACCCAAATCGATCTCCCTGTCATCGCTCGTGGTGTCGTTTTGCATGTACGTGCTGAGAATCTGCTGCACGGGCAATAAATCCTTGATGGTGTCTTCGATCGCTGTCGTGTATCTCTTAGTCAATTGATCGTCGCGGTCGTACTCGGACATTTGTTCGTGGTAAATGTACGGATCGCGGTACAAGTTCTTCGCACACGCGTTCAACACGCTCTGGACGAACACCTCCTCCGTGGGAACTTTGACGGAGATTTTCTTCCCGGTCTCCGGGCGAAGACGCACGGACGACAAGATTTTCACACTCGACACGAAGACCGCGGCGAGTAAATCGTTGAACCAGCTGCACCGAGAGGTGATCTCAGACGCGTGTTTCTGGGACATGCTCGAAGAAAAGTTCGGAACTTCCTTCAAATACTTTTGAAACATAATGAGCGGTTTGCGATTTTTCGATTCCCGCACCGCCTCCTCGTACATGTCTTGGAACGTCGTGATCAAATGAGGAATCATGATCAGACAGAGTTGGTTCGTGTACTCACGCTTCGCCTCGACGAGAACGTTGATGTCCATTTTTACTAATGTTCTCGAAGAGATAAAAAGTCCTGGGATCACGCATTCCTCCACTGGTTCGCCACTTTGCGGAGATTCATGAGCGAAGGGAATTCAGAGAGGTCGTCGTCATCCGAGACATTCGTCTTCTGTGCTCTTTTCTTCCGAACCTCCCAAGACACGAGTAAATCCGCCGTCGTCACCGTCTGAACGACGAATCCACCCCTGGTGAACTGTCTGTGCATGTAACGCGTCGCCGCCTCCACGTCGAACGGGGGATACCCGACGACGAACGCTGGCACGCGAAGCACTATACTTTTCTGTCCCATTTCGACCGCACGGCGAATCTTCCGCTCGAACTGGGCGTAAATGTTCTTGTACAGCTCCTTCTTGAGTTTGAGCTTCTTTTCGTCGAGCTTGCGAATCTCTTCCAAGAGCATTTCTAATTATTGAACCACTTTATTTTTCACCGCATTCAACTCACTGTCGAGGTTGATCGCTTCCATGTCCTGAACGAGTTCGAAATCGATGAACTCAGCCCCAGACCCGGAGGCGTTTTCGAATGCATCGACGTTGGACGGAGACTCCGAACTCAGCGGTTGCGAACGCAAGGAGAGCACTGACGCGGTGTCACCCTTCATAACCAAGGTCGCCGCGACCGAGAATGCGTACGGGAAACCGCCGGTCTCGACGCACATGAACTGCACCTTGTAGACATTGTTGACCCCGGTGTAATATTTCAACGCCGTGGTCTCGATGATGTGACAGCACGCACCCGTGCGGTTTTGAATCTCCGCGAGCGTCTTCGTCACGAGTTCATTCATGATATCATTCGTCACCTTAGCTTCGGTCTCTCGGAGCGACGACACGTTGTACACTGGATCCTTGAACCGAATCTGTTCGCGCTTTTGATGTCCGGCGAACCCGAACATCTCGCGGTATCCCTCTGTCCTGCTGGGTTTCATTGTGGTGAGCGCGTACACGACGAGCACGATGAGTGCGATGACCCACCAATTCATTATAACCTAATGCGTGAAATTTTTTTGAGAAAATCTCAATCGATATATCAGAGTAGCATGTCCCTCCTCATTTACAGTCCAAAGTGTGAACACTGCAAAGACATCATCGCGTTCATTCAGAAGAATCCCGCACTGAAGCCACTCGTGAGCTATCACAACATTCACGTCCAGCCGATCCCTCCGCACTACAGAGGTCAGATCAACCGCGTGCCGACCCTGCTCACGAAGAACCAAAAATTTCTCGTCGGTCAGGAAATCAAGGCTTGGCTGAGGAGTTTGCTCCCTCCCGACGAGATCGAGAACTGTTCGTTACGCGGGACGTGTGGCGTGAGCATCGACGGCGAGGACGACGGTGTCGGTGATCTGTTTTCTCTTGACGATTACGGCACGTCCCTGGCGGCGCCTATGACACCGGAGATCGAGGCGAAAATCAAAAAGCAAGTCCATGCTTCTCAGTATCAGACATAAAGAAATGAACTCCATACGAATGTAGGAATCATGCCGATGCGATTGACCACAGTTCAGGCGAGCGCCTTTAAGTCGACGTTCGAGACGTTGAAGGATATTTTGAATGACACGAACATCATGTTCCGCCCGTCGGGTATGTTCATCACGTGCCTCGACACGGCGCGCACGTCGCTCATCGACCTCCAGTTACACGCCTCGAATTTCGAAGAGTACGTGTGCGACGAGGAAGAGATAATCGCCGGCGTGAACATCGCGAATTGTTTCAAACTCTTGAAGACGATCTCGAGTAATGACGTGCTCAAACTCGCCATCGACAGTAAGGAGTTTTTAAACATCACGATCGAATCGCAAGATAAAAAGAGCAAGACCGAGTTCGCACTGAAACTGTTGGACATCAACGAGTCTCGGATCACGCTTCCGGAGATCTCCATGAACATCATCACCACCCTTCCGAGCGTGGACTTTCAGCGCTTGCTCAGAGACATGAACCACGTCTCGAGCGGTGAGATAGTGATCACACGCGAGAAGAATCACATTCGGTTTCAGTGCGAAGGTGACTTTGCGTCCCAAGACACGGAGATCGAGACTGTCGAGACCATCGATGAAAAATTGTCAGGTCTGTTCTCTCTGAAATACCTGAACATCTTCGCCAAGAGTGCCAGCATGTGCAGTTCTATGCAACTCATGCAGGAAAAGGAAAATCGGTTTCTGAAGATTGTGTATAACGTGGCTTGTCTTGGTTCATTATCGTTCTACTTGGCTAGCAAAATCGCAACAGATCCGTAGTGGTATCGGTGAGCGTCGACGACGTCGAACTCTGACCGATTGCGTTTGTAACTTTAATTTTCGGAAAATCACTGTTCAACACGTCTTCGTCGAAAAACAACACGTCTCGAATCGCGACTTGTTGATCGTGAAAGTTATATCTCGGACCCGCCGCGCGTGCGATTTTGTTCGTGACGTCTCGAACGGGTTTGTCGTCGTGGTCGAGGAGGGTGGCTCGCACGATGGGGACGGCGAACATCATGCTGCCCTTCCTTTGCTCGGGCGGAAACTTGAAATTGATGTCTTCCGTGATGAACGTGTACTTGTGTCCGTGGTACCAATACTTGATTCGAACGAGCAGTTTGGTCACGCACTGAGGCACGTCCGTGTTCCGGTACTTTTTCCCGCGAACGTCCGAGTAAAGAGCATGAAGCGATTTCCAGTCCTGACTTTCACGTTCCCAAAAGGAGTCGTCGATGTCGTACTTAATGTTCGGGTCGACGTAATACTCGAGGTCTTCGCGGTCAATCTCATAATCTCGAGGGGTCGTCACGCGACGATAGATCGCCCACGCGTAAGTTAAAAGATTCAAGATCATTTACTTTAACATGAATGGGAATTTTTTAACCTCCTACGACAGGAAGATCGCCGAGTATCGCGACTTGATCGAGAAGGATCCCATCAATAAGAAGGCGCACGAAGATGCCATGAGCGAGTACATCATCAAG